ATATACAAAATTCTAGAAAACCACCATTAACCAGATAACTCCTAACTAGTTAACGCCCCGACTATAAAAACTTTAATATCTTTTAAACCTAAATAGATTATTTATAGGCATAAAAAAAGTACCAGAAGAGGTACTATTGAACCCGGGAGGGCACAATGTTATTATACACTTCAGATTCCAATTTGTCAATACCTTTATAGAAATATTTTAAAAGACTTGACAAAACTGGTTTATGGGTATATACTATTAAACATGGCTATACTTCCAAGCATAGATAATAATAATCGTAAAAGAGAACTAACAGACAAGCAACAAGCTTTTCTTACTAATCTTGTAGAAACACAAGGCGATGCTAAGAAAGCTGCAGAACTTGCTGGGTACTCTTCACACTATCATCATGTTGTAAAGACTTTAAAGTCTGAGATACTTGAACTAACTCAAGAAGTATTAGCTAACTCTGCACCTAAAGCAGCTTTTAAGTTAGTAGAGATAATGGATTCTAAACGACCTATTATCCAAGCTAACAATAAACTTGCTGCTGCACAGACTTTATTAGATAGAGTAGGTGTAGGTAAAGTAGAACGAGTTGATGTTAATCATAATGTTAATAGTGGTGGTATATTTTTAATGCCGGATAAAGAACCTTTAGATTTAACAGATGGTGATTATGAAGAACTTTCTGAATAGAATAATAAAGTTTGCTTATCATAATCCTTTTTGGTTTTGTTTTTGGTTTATTATAGGTTGGATATTAGGACTAGGAATAAAAGATTTACTATGAAGATATTTCTAACTGAAGTTATTAAAGATGACCAACCTTTAATAGGACCATATATAAAAGCAGAAACTATGGACAAAGCTATGCAAATAGCTGACATGTATGCTTTAACTATTATTGGTGAACTACATGAACTAAGTTATACATTACCAGAACAAAAGGAAACAATACACTAATGGCTAAGAAAAAAGATTCAAGACTAAAAAACGCAGGAGTAAGTGGTTATAATAAACCAAAGCGTACTCCTAATCACAAAACTAAATCACATGTTGTAGTTGCTAAAGTTGGTGACAAAATTAAAACTATTAGGTTTGGACAACAAGGTGTGCGTGGTGCTGGTAAGAATCCAACAACTGCAAAAGACAAAGCTAGAAAGAAATCTTATTATGCAAGACATAATGCACAAGATGCTAAACCTAGTAAGTTAAGTGCAAGATATTGGTCACATAAAGTTAAGTGGTAAAATTATTTAATAAGCTACACAAGTTTATGAAGTGTGGTAGAATAAATAAAGTTTGGAAACTATTTAAATAATGGCATATTCACAAAAAGTAGTTGATAGGTTTGAAAGTGTTTTAAACAATCCACAGAAACATTCTGTTGGGAGGTTTGACCCTAAAGACCCTAATGTTGCTACAGGTATGGTGGGTGCACCTGCATGTGGAGATGTCATGAAACTACAGATTAAATTAAACAATGATGTTATAGAAGATGTCAAGTTTAAAACATATGGATGTGGAAGTGCTATCGCATCCTCTACAATGTTTGTAGATATGTTAAAAGGTAAAACTATAGAAGAAGCAAAACTTATTAAAGATAAAGATATTGCAGAAGCTTTAGAACTACCTGCAATTAAATTGCATTGTAGTGTACTAGCAGAAGATAGTATACGACATGCAATAGAAGATTGGGAAAATAAATTAGCACATAGAAAACATAATCAATATGGGTAGACAAATAGGAAACGATGAAGGTTCTCAAGTAACCTTCCGTAAAAGTATTTATGGTAAAACAGATAGCTGGGGTGGTAAAGGTGCCAGACCTAGAGTAAATGTTTTTTCAAAACAATACCAAGATAACTATGATAAGATTTTTAAGAAAGGAGTAAAAAATGCCAAAGAAAAAAACAACGACTAAAAAGAAGTCAACTGTTAATAAGGCTGGTAATTATACTAAGCCTACTATGCGTAAGAGGCTTTTCGAGAGAATCAAGGCTGGTTCTAAAGGAGGTAATCCCGGGCAATGGTCAGCTCGAAAAGCCCAGATGTTAGCTAAACAATACAAAGCCAAAGGTGGTGGCTATAAATAATGCCAAGAAAAAAACGAGACCCTAAAACAGGAACAGGAAAAAAACCCAAAGGAACAGGAAGGAGATTATATACAGATGAAAACCCAAAGGACACTATCAGAATTAAATTTAAAACTGCAGCAGATGCAAGACAGACTGTGGCAAAAGTTAAGAGGATTAAAAAACCTTTTGCTAGAAAAATTCAAATACTTACAGTTTTGGAACAAAGAGCAAAAGTTGCCGGTAAAACAGAACAAGCGAAAATCGCCAAGCAAGGTAAAGAAGCAATAAGGAAAAAACATGGCACTAAAAAAGTCGCAAAGAAGTCTTAGAGCTTGGACTAAACAAAAATGGAGAACGAAAAGTGGTAAGAAATCTTCGGAAACTGGCGAAAGATATCTTCCAGAAAAAGCAATTAAAGCATTATCATCTTCTGAATATGCTGCATCAACAAGAAAAAAACGAGAAGATACTAAAAAAGGAAAACAACATAGTAAGCAATCAAAGAAGACAGCAAGAAAAGTTAGAAAGTATAGAAAGGTAAATTAAATGTTTATTCCAGATAATTACATAAGAAGAACTTCATCAACTGTTCCATTTGGTTATGAGTTAGATGCAGACTTTGAAGGCTATCTAAAACCTATACCTGAAGAGCTTACTATTTTAAAAGATGTAGCAGAAGCTGTTTTTCATGGTGAAATAAGTTTAGGTATTGGTGTAGATTGGCTAGAAGCAGAGACTGGTAAGGGTATGTCAAGACCCGGATTAAAAAAATATGTAGATAAAGTCTATGGTAGATAAAAAAAATAAATCTACAAAAGACTTGACAAATGTCTCAAAAGACTCTATAATAGATGATACAAGTACTCCTAAAAGAAAAAGAGGAAGACCTAAGAATAGTGAGTTATCTAGTGTTAAGTTAGCATTACAAGCTAAGAAAAGATTAGATACTAAATCTAAAAAGGTTAAAAAGCTAACAAGAAGTTTAGCTAGAGTTAAAAAAGAAGTTAAAGAAGAAGAAAAAGTTTTAACTTCAAATGTTTTAACAGAATCAGAAACAAAAGTATTGCCTGATTCTATACAAGAACATTTAGATACTACGGGTTCTTATGTGGCATTCATGCCTAATGATGGACCTCAAACAGATTTTTTAGCTGCTGCAGAAAAAGATGTACTCTACGGAGGAGCAGCAGGTGGTGGTAAAAGTTTTGCAATGTTAATAGACCCATTGCGTTCTTGCCACATAGCAGAGCATAGAGCCTTGATATTAAGAAGGTCAATGCCAGAGCTACGAGAACTTATAGATAAGTCTCGAGAACTCTATCCTAAAGCCTTTAAAGGTGCTAAGTTTAGAGAAGTAGAAAAGCTTTGGAACTTTCCTTCAGGAGCTAAAATAGAATTTGGTTTCTTAGAAAGAGATGCAGATGTATATCGGTATCAAGGACAAGCGTATAGCTGGATAGGTTTTGATGAGATAACTCATTTACCTACAGAGTTTGGATGGAACTATCTTGCCTCAAGGTTAAGAACAACACATCCAGATTTAAAAACTTATCTAAGATGTACAGCTAACCCGGGTGGTGTAGGTGCACAATGGGTAAAGAAAAGATATGTAGAAGCATCTGAGCCTAATAAAACATTTAAAGGCAAAGATGGTTTAACAAGAAAGTTTATTCCAGCATTGTTACAGGACAATCCTTACCTTGCTGAAGATGGTGAATATGAAAGGATGTTACAATCCTTACCTGCAGTTCAAAGAAGACAACTGCTAGAAGGTAACTGGGATGTAGCAGAAGGTGCAGCATTTGCAGAGTTTACTCCAGATGTTCATGTAATACCTCCTTTTGAATTACCTTCTTGGTGGGAAAGAATAAAAGGAATAGACTATGGTTATGCTGCAGAAAGTTGTTGTCTATGGGCTGCTATAGACCCCGATGATAAGACCATCATTATATACAGAGAGTTATACAGAAAAGGTCTAACAGGGGATGCACTCGGTGACACTATAACCGAAATGGAACAGAATGAAATTAAATCTATTCCCGGTGTATTAGATACTGCTGCATGGTCAAGAACTGGATATACAGGTCCTACTATTGGTGAGATACTTGTTAATAAAGGACATAAATTACGAAGAGCTGATAAAAATAGAATAGCTGGTAAAACTCAAATACATGAGCACTTAAGACAGCGTGAAGGAAGTGGAAGACCTAGGTTGCAAATATTTAGTAACTGTATAAATTTAATAAAAGAATTACAAGGTATTCCATTATCTACAACTAATCCAGAAGATGTAGATACTAAAGCTGCTGACCATGCTTATGATGCATTAAGGTATATGATAATGAGTAGACCAAGAATGGACCATCCTTATGATAGGATGATGAGAATAAAAACAGATATATATCAACCTTCAGATAATACTTTTGGATATTAATAATAATGGAAGATAATACATTTTTAACTGCAAATAATATTTATGAAGAAGTAGAAGGCGAATCTGGTAAGCAATTAAAACTTGAAGAAAACCAACAAAGAAATCTTATAGGTATTATTAAAGGTAGATATGCTCAAGCTGAGATGTCTAGAGATACTGATGAACGAAGATGGATAACAGCATATGAAAACTATAGAGGTTTGTATGCTAAAGGCGTTAAGTTTAGAGAATCTGAAAAGTCTAGAGTATTTGTAAAGATTACTAAAACTAAAGTACTTGCTGCATTTGGACAGCTTGTAGATGTTATATTTGGTACAGGGAAATTTCCGATAGGAATTTCGGAAACTAAAATGCCAGAAGGTGAAACTGATATGGCTCACCTTGATGTAAATAATCCTCTTCCCGGTTTAGAAACTTCAGAAGGTGAAATACCAGATGATATAGGTAACAGAGAAAATGCTAATGTAAATCCTTATGATGTTGGTTATGAAGGTGATGGTAAAACTTTAAAGCCCGGTGCATCTTTTTATAATGGAATATTTGAAGATAGTCTAGAAGACCAAGCAGAAGATGCTGGTATATTAACAGACGGAGCAAGTGCTAACCCACAAGCTTTAGAATTAAATCCTGCACAAAAAGCTGCAAGAAGAATGGAAAAACTTATCCATGACCAAATAGATGAATCAAGAGGTTCTTCTGAAATAAGAAATGCTCTTTTAGAATCTGCTTTACTTGGTACAGGGATTGTAAAAGGACCATTTAATTTTAATAAAAAATTACATAAATGGGATATAGATGAAGAAGGAAATAGAAATTATAATCCTTTAGAAGTTAGAGTACCACGAATAGAGTTTGTAAGTTGTTGGGATTTTTATCCTGACCCTTCAGCTACTAATATGGATGAATGTGAATATGTAATTCATAGACACAAAATGAATCGTAGTGAATTAAGACAATTACGAAACATGCCATATTTTAATAAAGATGTTATTCGTGAATGTATTCAAATGGGTCCAAACTATATTGAAAAAGATTATGAAGCTCAATTAAGAGATGATAGAAGAGCTGATGAAGATGTAAATAATAACTTTGAAGTTATTGAGTATTGGGGTATTATGGATGCTCAATATGCTAGAGAAGTTGGAATTGAACTTTCTGATAAAGTTGATGATTTAGATGAAGTACAAATCAATGCATGGATATGTGGTGATAGATTATTAAGAGCAGTAGTTAATCCTTTTACTCCATATAGATTACCATATCATGCTTTCCCATATGAAAGAAATCCATATAACTTTTTTGGTATTGGTATAGCAGAAAACATGGATGACAGTCAGCAAATTATGAATGGTCATGCAAGAATGGCTATTGATAATTTGGCAATGTCTGGTTCGTTAGTATTTGATGTTGATGAATCTGCTTTAGTTGGTGGACAAAGTATGGAAATATATCCCGGAAAGATATTCCGTAGACAAGCAGGAATGCCCGGACAAGCTATACATGGTTTAAAGTTTCCTAATACATCACAAGAAAACTTAATGATGTTTGACAAGTTTAGACAACTTGCAGATGAACAAACAGGAATACCTAGTTACTCACATGGGCAAACTGGTGTTCAAAGTATGACAAGGACTGCTTCTGGTATGTCAATGTTACTTGGAGCATCTAGTTTAAATATTAAAACTGTTGTCAAAAATCTTGATGACTTTTTATTAAGACCATTAGGCGAAGCATACTTCCAATGGAATATGCAATTCTTAGAAGATGAGCTTGATGTAAAAGGTGATTTAGAAGTTAAGGCTACTGGTACAAATAGCTTGATGCAAAAAGAAGTTAGAAGTCAAAGACTTACTATGTTCTTACAAACTGCACAAAGTCCAGCTATTGCACCATTTGTTAAGATTTCTAAACTTGTAAGTGAACTTGCTTATAGCTTAGACTTAGACCCAGAGGAAATACTTAATGACCCTGAAGAAGCAGCTATCATGGCACAAATAATAGGAATGCAAAATGCTGGACAAGAAAATGGCAATGAAATTGAATCCCTTAGTCAATCATCCCCAATGGGAGGACTTCAAGGAACATCTCAACAACCTCAAGAACTTGGACCTACAGGGACTGGTGGTGGCAACATCGGAATCGGAAATGTTCCGGTTGCAGGGGAAAGTGAGTTCTCTGGTACGCCTAGAGCAGTTGCCGGAGCAAATCAAGGAGGCATTGAATAGAAAAGATGAAAGGTGATTTAGATAAAGATGGTAAAATGTCTGGTTATGAACAAGCTAGACAAGATGCTATTGAAGAAAATATGAGAGAACAAAAACAAGTAGGTGGTTCAATGGATGACCAAATGTTAATGATTATGACACCTCCACAAAAATCTGAAATGGAATCTGATGATAAAATGGAAGATAATTATACAAAATTTATAATGGAAGAAGCATTAAGTGAAGATGAAGAAGATATGCTTATGTCCAAACTAGAAAAAGATGAAGAGCTACAAATGTTATTTGATAAAGTAATAGATGTAGCACAAGAATTTGCTGGGTCTGGTCCTGTTGATGGACCGGGTTCAGGAGTCTCTGATTCGATACCTGCAAGGTTATCGGATGGAGAATTTGTCTTTACTGCGAAAGCTACAGAAGAAATCGGAGCTGATGAATTGATGCGTATGATGAAAGATGCTGAAGCTCAAGCAGATGAAAGACAACAAGTAGCTGTGGGTGGAATGCTCGATAGTGGAGAAGAAGAAGTCGAAGCTAATGTTAATCGACAACAAGTAACTAACGAAGGTACTTTTATACCTGAAGAAGATAATACTGTTAGAGATAAAGTTAGAGAAACTATGATGGACCCTTCTGCACAATCAAGATATGTCCGTAGCTAAAAGCGATAGAGCTACCCTATTAGCGTAGGCACTCTATCAAACTAAAACCGAAAGGCGACCTTTACAAGACAAGCCCTGCTAGTGCACAACGCAGCTACCTTGTTAAACGAAGCCCTGATTAGGAGAAAAGAAAATGACTGATAAAGTCCAAAAAGAGGAAACGCCAAATCCTTATAACGCAAATAAACCTTGGCACAAAGGAGAAGATAAACCTTTTTTATCATCAGATAATATGTATTTTGAAGAACCTTCTGAAAAGAATAAGTTATTCAAATCAGATGACATAACTGAAGTGGAAGCTGAAGGAAGTGTTAATACTGAAGAACTGGAAACTACTAAGGATAGACCTTACAAAAAACCAGACTACAAAAAAAGATATGATGATTTAAAAAAACATTATGATAATAAACTTAATGAGTTTAAACACAGAGAAGAAGAGTTAATAAATCAAGTTCAACAACCTGAATATAAAGCTCCAAAAACTGAAGAAGAACTAGAAAAGTTTAAAACAGATTATCCTGATGTGTATGAAGTTGTAGAAACTGTTGCTCATATGCAATCTGAGACTAAAGCAAAAGTTCTAGAAGAACGCCTTAGTAAACTCCAAGAACGCGAGAATCAGTTAGTACGACAAGATGCAGAAAAAAGGTTAGTAGAAAGACATCCTGATTTTGAAGATATTAGAAACAGCGATGACTTCCATACATGGGCAAAAGAACAGCCTGAGTCTATTCAAAACTGGATATACTCAAATGCTGATGATGCCGATTTAGCTTCTCGTGCTTTAGATTTATTTAAGAAAGATTTTGGTATAGAACCTACAAAGACTAAGTCATCTTCTAAACCGACCAAAAAATCTGCTGCAGATATGGTCTCAACTAAAACAACAACAGTTGAACCAAAGCAGGAGAAAGTATGGTCAGAAAGGGAGATTGCTGCATTGAGTATGGCAGAGTTTGATAAATACGAAAAAGAAATATCAGATGCTATGCAAGAAGGCAGAATCATAAAATAAACTATAACTTAAAGGAGAAAGTATCATGGCTCAATTTTTTGAACCCGGAACCGATACCGATGCTAACTTTGCAAACTCCGTAAGTGGACAAGCTAATAGTTTCTTTTTACCTTCGGTTTACTCTAAAAAGGTTTTAAACTTCTTTAGAAAAGCCTCGGTAGTAGAAGCTATCACAAACACCGACTATGCCGGTGAGATATCCTCTTTCGGAGACTCTGTAAAGATTATCAAAGAACCTGTTATTTCTGTGTCAGATTACACAAGAAATAGCGACACAACTGAAACTAGACTAACAGACCAAGAAATCACTTTGGTTGTTGATAGTGCTAAAGCTTTCAAATTCATCGTAGATGATATTGAAACAAATATGTCACATGTCAACTTCAAAGAGGTTGCTTCAAGCTCTGCTGCGTATGCTCTTAAAGATTCATACGATGCTGCTGTGTTAGCTACTATGTTTGCTGGATGTTCAGCTTCATCACCTAATCACATTTTAGGTGCTGATAGTGCAACTGATTTAGGAGTAGGAGTCTTTGATGGCTCTGGTGCTGCTGATATCGGTCCATCTGGTGAAACAGACCCTCTAGACCTTATGGCTAGAATGGCAAGACTTTTAGATGAACAAAATGTACCTGAAGAAGGTAGATGGTTCGTTGCAAGTCCTGACTTCTACGAGGTTTTAGGTCAATCAGCTTCTAAATTAATGTCTGTAGACTTCAACGCAGGTCAAGGCTCAATTAGAAACGGATTAGTTTCAAGTGGTAAACTAAGAGGTTTTGATATGTACAAGTCAAACAACATTGCTGCAACATCTAATGCTGCTGGTAAATGTATGGCTGGTCATATGTCCTCTACTGCAACTGCTAATACTATCCTCTCAACAGAAGTGTTAAGAGACCCAACATCGTTTGGTGATATAGTTAGAGGCTTACATGTCTATGGTGCGAAAGTACTTAGAGATGAAGCTCTAGTAAGTGCATTCTATGGTATTGACTAATATCAATTCGGGGGAGTCTTAGGACTCCTCCACTTTTTTAAATTTAATATAAGGAGAATAATTATGCCAATGGGAAAAGGAACATACGGAAGCTCAGTAGGAAGACCTAAAAAAGAAAAAAGAGAAGGTAAGATGCCGGGTGGAATGATGAAAAAGAAAAAAGACATGATGTATGGTGGTGGAAGAGTTCAATATATGGATGGTGGTCCAGTAATGGATAATACACCTATGGCTAAACCAAATTAATCATGGCTAAAGGAGTAAAACATTATAAAAGAGATGGTACTGAACATAAAGGTAGTATGCACAAAATGCCTAATGGACAGTTACATACAAATAAATCTCATACTAAAACAAGTGTAAGACTTTTTCATTTTAATGAGTTAAGTAAAACAGCAAAGAAAAAAGCTAAAGGTAAAAAATAATGGCTACAACATATCTAGATTTAACTAACGAAGTTCTTAGAGAACTAAACGAAATTCCTTTAACATCAGCAAACTTTGCAACTGCAATAGGTTTTCAAAAGTTTGTAAAGGATGCAGTTAATAAATCTATATTTGATATAGCTAATGCAGAACCTCAGTTACCTTTTTTTAGTGCAGGTGTAAGTGGTAGTACAGACCCTTTCTATGGTAATACAACAGTAGCAACTGTAGAAGGACAACGATTCTATACTTTAAAGGATGGCAGTTCTAGTATTACCACAGACTTTGCTTCAATAGACTGGGATGATTTTTATATAACAACAATAAATGTAAGTGGAGAATCAAGTCCTTTTGTTTCTAAAGGATTAAGATTTTTAACACTTGCAGATTGGAGAAGATATTACAGAGATAGTGAGAATGCAGATGATGCTAACTCAACACACGGAGAACCTGTGTATGTAATTAAATCTCCAGATAGTAGGAAGTTTGGATTAAGTCCAATACCTGACAAAGTTTACAATGTACATTTCTATGCATTTACCAAGCCTACAGCTTTGGATGCTCATGGAGATACAATGGCATTACCAGAACAATATAGTAATGTAGTAACTGCAAGGACTAGATATTATGTATGGCAGTTTAAAGAAAGTCCACAACAAGCAGCGTTTGCGTTAGATGATTATAAAAAAGGAATGAGAAGTATGAAATCAAATCTAATGAACCCAACGCCAAAATACATGACAGATGATAGGACATATTTTTAGGAGATATAAATGGCAGCTACAAAGATACCAAATGAATTATTAGAACTAGGAGTAAAAGCTTTTGGAACAAGCTCCATAATGATTGGAGATGATGCTACAGGAACTATTGATGCTGCTAATTATAATACAGGTTTAGGTGTAGATATTTTTGCAGCTTTAACAACAGGTGATAGTAATGTTGCTATAGGTTATGACACTCTAACAGCAAACACTACTGGTTCTCATAATATTGCTATTGGGTCATCAACACTTGATGCAAATACAACAGCAGAAAAAAATATTGCTATAGGTAGTGGTGCTTTAGGTGCTAATACAACTGGGGATAGAAATATTGCTATAGGTTATACAGCAGCAGCTACTCAAACTACAGGACAAAAAAATACAACTATAGGTTATGAAAATGGCTATGCTACAACCTCAGGACAACAAAATGTAAGTTTAGGTTATGTTGGTTTTTATGATAATACAACAGGTAGCTATAATACAGCATTGGGTGCTTATTCTTTAAGAAAAAATACCACAGCTTCTTATAACACAGCAGTTGGTCACTATTCTTTATTTTCAAACACTACAGGTACTAGAAATACTGCTCTTGGTGTAGAAGCATTAGAAGCAAACACAACAGGTGATGATAATGTAGCTATTGGTCGTACAGCATTAGAAGCCAGTACAACTGGTTCTCAAAACGTAGCCATAGGTAGAGATGCTTTAGCTAGAAATACCACAGCAGATAACAACACAGCAGTTGGATATTTAGCTATGTTAAACAACACTACAGGTACAGTAAACACAGCAGTCGGTGTAGATGCTTTAGGCTCAAATACTACAGCAAATGCAAACACAGCAGTAGGCACAAAAGCACTAGCAGCAAACACCACAGGAGCAGGAGTAACAGCTTTTGGTAGACAAGCATTAAAATCTAACACCACAGCTAATTTTAATACTGCTGTTGGTGCTGAGTGTATGGATGCTAACACCACAGGTCATTCAAATACTTCTGTGGGATATAGTGCTTTAGTATTGAACACTACAGGTAATAATAACACTTGTATCGGCAGGAGTGCTGGTCAAACTATAACTACTGGCGATAATAATATCGCAATAGGTATAGATGCTTTGATAAGTGGTAGTCCGGGTGGAACCATAACAACACAAGATAATCGTATTGGGCTTGGCGATGAAAATATAATAGAACTTAATTGTCAAGTAGCTGTAAATGTTGCATCAGATGCAAGAGATAAAACAGACTTTACAGCTTTAAATGTAGGGTTAAATTTTGTAAAACAATTACAGCCATATACTTATAAATGGGATAAGCGTTCTAAATATGGTGATAAATATGCAGACGACTATGATTTAAACGCACAAACACCTGATGGAACACACAAAGAAGATTGGTTAGATATTGGGTTCAAAGCACAAGATGTTGAAACTTTAGAAAAAGCAGCAGGTTATGATAAAGATAATAAAACTAACTTAACTGTAAACTTATCAGGAGATGGAAAACAGTATAGTTTGCAATATGAAAAGTTTATACCTATATTAGTAAAAGCTATACAAGAACAACAAGTTATTATTGATGATTTAAAATCAAGAATAGAAACCCTAGAAGGATAATTTTAAAAGGAGAATAATATGGCACAAACAGTAAGCGAAGTCTTAACAGCAGCAACAGATAGCGTAACCCTTATAAATGGGGTTAAAGCTGGAAGTTGGAATGTTGAAAATATGACACAAACTGAAATAAACGAAATGGTACAAAGAAATGTAGACCATTTAGAAATTATTTTAGAATATACTGACCCAGATGTTAAAGGTAGTTCAGATAGTAAAACATCTTATACTACTGCAGTTACAACTGGTAAGACATATATAACTGACAATAGCTAATATAAATGGCAAGTAGTCAACCCTATACAGTCGCAGTAAACGGAGGTTTAGTAAGCTCATCTAATGTTATAGATTTGCTTAAGACTCCCGGAGTTGCAAAAGACTTAAGAAACTTTGAAGTTTCTACAGAGGGTGGCTATAGAAGAATTAATGGTTATCAGAAGTTTGGTACTACAAATGCTACTAAACCTTCTGGAGTAACAAACATATTAGGTGTATTTACTTATGCTGATGGTGTTATAGTTACTGCAGGTACTGGTATATTTTTTAGTAACGATGGACAGACTTGGTTAAATATTGGAAGAGATTCTGTATCAGGTAGTGGAGATAACTACACAGCCTTTACAGGTAGAAGTACACTAACAAGAACTTCTCAAGGTCAATGTCAGTTTACATTGTTTGATGGTGCTACATTTGATTATGGTCAAGTTATCATAGCAGATGGTACTAACAAGCCTTACATATTTAGAATGGAAGGTACTGGAGCATTAACATCTAGAACATTCTTTGCAGAAGAAATAACTGTAACAGGAACTAAAGGTGTTAAATATGTTACAACTCACGATAAGCATTTAGTAGTTGGTGGAGTAGAAGATAATTTAAGTACTATATTTTTTAGTTCTACATTAGACCCTACAAGCTTTAGTGGTACTGGTTCAGGCTCAATAGTCTTAGAAGACCAGATAGAAGGAATCAGAGGATTCCGTAATGAATTATTTATATTCTGTACAAATAGTATATTTAAATTAATAAATATAAATGATTCAAGCAATATAGCTATTGTACCGGTAACAAAGAATGTAGGTTGTTTAAGTGGCTATAGTATTCAAGAGATTGGTGGTGATTTAATATTCTTAGCACCAGATGGACTAAGAACAGTTGCTGGTACTGCAAGGATTGGAGATGTTGAGTTAGGTACAGTTAGTAAAGCTATACAACCTTTAGTAACAGCTTTAGCAGAAAACATCAATTCATTTGTTATAAGTAGTGTTGTATTAAGAGATAAATCACAATACAGATTATTTTATACAGATACAAGTTTAGAACAAACACAACAAAAAGGAATTATAGGAACATTAAGACCAAACGGATTTCAATGGTCAGAGACAAGAAGTTTAGAAGTTACTGCTATAGGTTCTGGATTTGATAATAATAATGTAGAACAATATTATCATGGAGATACAAATGGTTTTGTTTATCAACATGATACAGGAAATAGTTTTGATGGCAGTAACATATTAGCTAGGTTTGAAACACCTAACTATGATTATGGTGATTTAGGAACATTAAAGACTTTACACTATGTCAGAGTATCAGCAAGTTCAGAAGGTATTGTTGAACCAGACATACAAGTAAGATTTGATTATGGTAATACAGATATACCACAACCACCAGACTTATTTGATATAGGAGTTATTAATCCACCTTCAAAGTTTGCAGATGCATTGTTTAATACTAATGTATTCGGTGGAGGAGATAATCCTTTAATAAGAGTTCCATTACAAGGAAGTGGAACAAGTAACAATTTTACAATTATAAGTGATGACACAAAAGCCCCATATACAATAAATGGTTTTTATGTAGATTACATACCTTCGGGCAGGAGATAAAATATGGCATTAACAAAAGTAACAAGTTCAGTATTAGATACTCTAACAGGATTAACAGTAACAGCAGCAGATGGTGTAGCTGATAATGATTTTGTTGCAAGTATAAGTAATCAAGAAGCAACAGATGGTAGAAGTTTTGGTTTAGCTATTAATGCAGGTTCAACTGGTTCTGACTTTGCATTAAATATTAATACGCATGATGCTGGTGCAAATTTAATGAGGTTAAAAGGAAGTGGCGATTGTCATTTTCCTAATGCATCTGCTTTTGGTATTGGTACTGATAGTGCTTCAAGAGAATTAGATATACAAGCTGCAAGTGGCTGGGCAGAACTTGCTTTAAGAGGTGCTAGTGGTTCTGCTGGAAGTTTAGAATATTATAATGCTTCAACTAAATTAGCTGAAATATATGCTGATACTTCTACTAATATTATTTTTAGAAATAGTACTGGTGGAACAACAGAAAGAATGCGTATTGATAGTTCAGGGCAATTACTTATTGGCTGTACTGCAACTCCTTCTGCAAGTGTTGACGGCTTAGGTTTAAGTTTAGCAAGTGCTATTCTGTCATCAAGAGGTGGTACTGGTTTTGATTATCATGTTCGTTTTTTTAATCCTAATGGACAAATTGGATATATTTCAACACAAAATTCTGCTACACAATACAACACATCTTCAGATTACAGATTAAAAGAAAATGTTATACAAATACAAAATGGCTTAGAAAGACTAAACCAACTTAATCCAGTTAAGTTTGACTGGAAAGAAGATGGTACATCTAGTGAGGGTTTTATAGCTCATGAAGTACAAGAAATATTTCCTGATGCAGTAAGTGGTGAAAAAGATGGTGAAGAAATGCAAGGCATGGATTATGGAAGAATCACGCCTTTATTAGTTAAAGCTATACAAGAACAACAAGAAGAAATAGAACAGTTAAAACAAAATTCACATGCCCCAAAAACTATAGAAGAAATGGAAGGCTACGAAGATTTAATAAATAGAATAAAAGAATTGGAGAATAAATAATGGCAGGTTACACTAGACAAAGTTCTTTTGCAGATGGAGATACAATTACTGCTGCGTTATTCAATAATGAATATAACCAGTTAGTTAATGCATTTCACAATTCTACAGGACACTCACACGATGGCACAGCAGCTTCTGGACCAGTTATAGGTTTAATTGGTGATGCAGGAGAAACTTCTCCAAACAACAAAGTCTTAATAGACACTACAAATAATCATATAGAATTTTATGTAGAAGTATCTTCTAATCCAGTACAACAAATATACATAGGCGATGGTGTTATAGCTCCAGTAACAGATAGTGATGTAGATATAGGTACAACAAGTTTAAGATTTAAAGATGCATTTATAGATTCTATAACTACTACAGGTAATGTAGCAGTAGGTGGTAATCTAACAGTAACAGGTACTACAACATTTAATGGTGGTACTATTACTATGGGTGATGCTGCTACAGATAATGTAGTCTTTGGAGCTGATGTAGACTCTAACATTATTCCAGATGATGATAACACATATGACCTAGGTAGCTCTTCACAACAATGGAAAGATATTTATATTGATGGTGTAGCTTACTTAGATGCAATAGACTTTAACGGAACAACAATTACAGCAACTGCTGCTGAACTAAATATTATGGATGGTGTTACATCTACTGCAGCAGAATTAAATATATTAGATGGAGTAACATCCACAGCAGCCGAACTTAATATTCTTGATGGAGTTACTTCAACTGCTGCAGAAATAAATATTCTTGATGGTGTTACAAGTACAACAGCAGAACTAAACTTACTAGATGGTGTTACATCTACTACAGCAGAACTCAACATACTTGATGGAGTTACAGCTACAGCATCAGAGATAAATGTTCTTGATGGTATTACATCAACAGTTGCAGAATTAAACATCTTAGATGGTGTTACAGCAAGTGCTACAGACATTAATCTTATAGATGGTATAACAAACGGAACAGTAATAGCAAGTAAAGCTATTATAACAGATTCAAACAAAGACATTACTGGTGGTAGAAACATAACCATTAGTGGTGAATTAGATGCAGCTACACTAGATATTAGTGGCGATGCAGATATTGATGGAACATTAGAAGCAGATGCAATTACTATTGCTGGTGTTACATTAGCAGAAACAATTAGTGATACTGTAGGAGCTATGGTAGGCTCTAATACTGAAACAGGTATTACAGTAACTTACGATGATTCAGATAATACTTTAGACTTTGTTATAGGTTCAGGAGTTATTACTAATGCTATGTTAGCAGGTTCTATTGCTAATAGTAAATTATCAAATTCAAGTATAACAATTAGTGATGGTTCAAATACTACTGCTGTTTCATTAGGTGGTACATTAACATTCTCTGGAACTTCTAACGAAGTAGAAGTAGCAGAAAGTTCAGGTACAGTAACAATAGGTTTACCAGCAGCTACAGAAATAACAACTTCATTAGGAGTCGGTGGTGGCTCTACAAATGGTATTGTATTATCTCAAGGTGCAATTAAAATTAAAAATGGTGGTACTCAATCTTATATAGATTTTTATTGTGAGTCTAACAACGCACATTATTTAAGACTTCAAGCACCTGCTCATTCAGCATTTAGTGGTAATCCTACAGTAACTTTACCAAATACAACAGGTACAATAGCTTTAACATCAAGT